CGTTCACCGTCTGCTGGATGTTCTCCATCGCAAAGTTGGTGTGGCGCTTGTACACCGCCTGGAAGAAGGTCACCTTGGGCTGACCGGTAAGGTAAACATCCTGAGCGCCATAAGCAACCAGCTGCATCAATCCGCCGGCCATTTGTAATATACCCCAAGAAAAAAATTTAGACTAGACAAAATTCGCATTTAGTTCGAGAAGACCAGACCACCCATACCCGACGCCACCTTGAGGACGTTGTAATTGACCGCGAACATCTTCTGGGAAAGGTTGGGGCCCATGCCCGACTTGAGGCTGACGGCCACCTGGGCCATGTCGATCCGGCTAAAGTTGCACGCGCCACTGGGCTGGAGTTCCTCAGGCTTGAGGGCGAAAGAGTATGTGTAAATACCGACGTACGGCGCCCCCGAGTGGTACTGGTACGGCTGATACTGGTTAAAGTATTTACCGGGCTGCTCGATGAAGCGATCAGTGCCGTTCAGCATCAGCTTGAACTTGTGCAGAGGACCAACCTCGTAGCCAAAGACCGTGTTGGCCGTGCCGTAGTTGGGCAGGCCCGTCTCGATCCAGAACACGTTGCCAGTCTGGACGTTGGACTGGACCGTGATCGTGTTGCCCGTGCCCACGTTGCTGGTACCGGAGACGTAAAGATTACCGGACAGAAGCGCCGGCGCAAACAGACGGGGCGCGCCCACCTGATTCGGCAGGAGGTTCATGCCGTTCTGGGGAAGGAGCTGGGGGTCGACCGTCACGTTCACATTGGCCGTGCTGGAGCTGAAGTTCCACATGGAGTTCAGGTTCGTGCTGGCGTTCAGCTGATTGTTCTGGTAGCACCAGATCAGCTCCTTGACTGGGTGGTTGAACTGTAGACGGATTATGCTCGGGGCGTTCTCCGAGCTCACGCCGACGGCGTCCGGGGTCACGTACTGGACCTGCTCGATCAGGTACTCGTGGTTGTTCTTTGCGAAACGGTCACGCTCGTTGGTGTCCAGGTACATGTAGTTGGCCCAGAGCTCGATGCCGTTCGTGCCGAAATAGCTCGAGTAGTACTGGCTCATGATAAAGTCCAGACGGACTTCGTGGTACTGGAGGGCAATTATGGGCAGGTACAGGCCTGGGTTACGGTTAAAGAAGAACACAAGCGGCAGGTAAACCTTCGAGGGGCTCGTCGTGCCCACGTTGTTCACGACGGACGACGAAGTCAGGCGGCCGTAGTCCATCTTCTTCGTGTCGTCCAGGAACACCTCCGCGTACAGACGGAACCACGTCTGTTGGTGACGATCGATCAGCTGACCACCGATGAAGAGTTCGATGCGCTCGATGGCACGCTCAGCCACCCAGTTCATGTCGAAGTTGGAGTTGGTCGACGTCAGGTCTGCAGCAGACGACTGAGTCGGCTGGGCTACCATGAACATGTCACCGACGAGATCTCCCGAACGGCTCAGGGTCACTGAGAAGACTCCACCGTTGCCACCCGATCCGTTCACGGTTTGCTGGACGCATTCCATAGCGAAATTGGTGTGACGCTTGTAGGTCGACTGGAAGAAGGTCACCTTGGGCTGACCAGTCAGATACACATCCTGAGCGCCATACGCCACGAGTTGCATGAGTCCGCCACCAGGCATTTTAATATAGGTCACGAAAAAGTTCCAGCGCGAAAAACCCAAGGTCTTAATTTCTGTTGGAATATTACAATGTCCCGTGCCAAGATTGAGGAAGACGAAGAGGAGATGGAGATAGATGAGGACGAGATGGACGACATGGACGAGGGTATGGATATGTTCGAGGCCCTCGGGTCCCTGCTCGCCACCGAGGATGGCGAGACGATCGCGACGACCCTGGTCGGGCTGAAAGACGCGACCGAGAGAATCGCCCAGTGCATGGAGATGCAGAACAAAATTCTGGTCAAAATTCTGACGACCATGTCGGCGGTCAAGCCATGTGCGTGCCCACCGACGCCCACGCCCGCTTAAAAAAGTCGCAGCCAGTTGTATCAATGGCAACCAAAGGCACCACAAACAAAAAGGCGGCTGAGGGCAGCGCCTACCAGAAGGAAATCAACTCGTGGACGCCTGCGGATCTGGACGCCAAGCTTGTGGATTGCGAACGTAATCTCCATCTGGAACTCCAGAACGGAGACAAGCGACAAGAAATTTTCAAACTACTCTCGGCCAAGTGGCTCCCGGCAACACCCAACCGGGATCCTAACGGCCTCCCCGTGGATATCGACAAGGAGGACCTCGACCGTCTGCTTGTGAACAAGCGCCGAATTATCGATATCTGTGGTTACATGCTTGCCCGGGCTGACTTGCTTGAGATTAGCAAGACTGAGACCCAGGACATCAATGGGAACAAGATGACCTTTGAGCGCCGCATCAAGCGCTTCAAGGAGTGCTACAAAGCCATCGTCAATAAGTTTATTGAAAATGATACCGAATTCAAGATGTTTAACAAGCCCATGGTTGAGAATCCGGACGTCGACATGGACATCGAGAAGGACGCCACCTCGTACCAGAAGCTTCTCATTTTCCTTTTGAAACAGGCTTACCGTAACGGATACCGTCGTTACCGTGATCAGTGTTGTAAGGAAATCCGCAATACTCGCGCATGGAAGCCGGTCAAGGAGATCAAGGACTTTGTCTACGACGAGACCCAGAAGGAGGACAACGCCGAGATGTGGCTGAACCTCACGAACCGCGGCAACATGGCCCATGACGTGATTCGGCACTTGACGAACTGCAAGGATATTCAGTTTTCTGAAATCAAAAAGGATCGTCACGTCTGGTCCTTCCATAACGGCCTGCTGGACGCCCGCCCACTCGAGATGATCAAGGATGCCTCTGGGCGCCGCCAGACGAAGTTTTACAAGTACGACACTGAAGAGTTTGCGGAGCTCGATCCGACGCTCGTGTCCTGTAAGTACTTTGACCAGCCTTTCGAGCCGTACGACGACCTGGACGACTGGTACGACATCCCGACGCCCCACATGCAGAAAGTGCTAGACTATCAGCGCTTCGAGGAGGACGTGGCTCGTTGGGTCTACGTGTTCATGGGGCGTCTGTGTTTCGATGTGAATGAGCTGGACGGCTGGCAGGTCATTCCATTTCTGAAAGGAATTGCTCAGTCTGGAAAATCTACACTAATCACCAAGGTGGCTCGGCGGTTCTACGAGTGCGAGGACGTCGCGACCCTTTCGAACAATATCGAGAAGAAGTTTGGTCTCTCGAGTATCTACAAGGGGTTCATGTTCATTAGTCCTGAGATCAAGGGTGATCTCCAGCTCGAGCAGGCTGAGTTTCAGTCGCTCGTGTCTGGTGAGGATGTCAGCATCGCGCGCAAGTGCGAGACGGCACTGAGCATGCAATGGACAACCCCTGGAATTCTGGGTGGAAATGAGGTGCCGAACTGGAAGGATAACTCTGGGTCCATCCTGCGCCGCCTGGCCACCATCAATTTTGGAAGGCAAATCGCACCCGACGTGGCCGACCCTCACCTCGAGTACAAGCTCGAGGCTGAGATGCCTGCGATCCTGTGCAAGTGTCTGCGAGCCTATCTGGACTATTCGGCAAAGTACGCCGACAAGGACATCTGGAATGTGCTCCCCAAGTACTTCAAGACGATCCGGAGCCAGGTTGCGACGGTGACCAACTCGCTCCAGCACTTTCTGTGCTCGGAGAAGTTCAAGTTTTCTCCGGACGCGTTCGTTCCCCAGAAGATCTTCGTGGCCCAGTTCAACCAGCACTGTCGCGAGAACAACCTCGGCACATTCAAGTTCAATCCAGACTTTTACGCCGGGCCGTTCAGCTCCAAGGAGCTCGAGGTCCGCGTCGAATCCCAGATTTACCAGGGAATGGCTTATGCGACACAGCCTATCATTTACGGTCTCGACTTCAAGGGTGAAGAATAGACCAGACCCGAAGGGTCTGTGGGGCCGCGGCGCCGGGGCCCGCTACGCCGGCCCGCCGAATAAAATATGATTCAAGAGTAGAAATGACGGGGAACACCCCCAGAACCGCGGCCGCGCGGAAGATTCAGAAGATCTTCCGGGCGAAACGCGTTTTTACGAACAGTCAGGGGAGCTACAAGGTCTCGCCGTCTGTGCTCACGGCCAAGATCGTAACCTTCAAGTTGCCGACAAGCTTTCGCTCTGTATTTGACTCTGAGCCCAAGGGGTTCTCGGAGATTACGGGGTATAAATCGAGCTTCAAGAAGCCCGTGGTGCGCTGGGTCCAAGGCCAAGGTTGGATAGGCGACTCTGATGGCGTGAATAAAGTCATCGCCAAAAAGGGTCAACAGACTGTCGTCCTGACCGACAAGTACTTTGACGTCATGGGTCTCGGGAACTACGAGGCGGCTCTGCTCGCCATCGTCAAAAACGGTTGGGCCCCATCGGTGCTCCTGAGAGCCCCACCCGTGTACAAGAAGATTGACGGAATTTTCTACGTAAATAAACCGTTCATACTCGATGACCTGCGTGACGAGCTCAAGAAGCTCCCCGAGTCAATGGTCGAGAGCATCGGTCGATACGACGATAAGGTCGGCGGCGTCCCGGCCATAGTCCTCAAACTCAAGAAACCCAAGTGGACCTACCAGTTTTTCAAGAACGGTACCGTCCTGTTCACAGGGATAAAGAACCCGTCCGAGCGCGACGCGCCCCGACAGCTTTTCAAGGAGTTTTTCACAGACAAATACGACCTGGTGGCCCTGCTGGCTTTGAACCTCGCCAAGTCGCCGGCGATCCGGAAGCCAGGTGCGCAGGCTGCCACCGCCAAGAAGGCCAAGCTGGCCAACCGCAACCCCCTCGCAGCCTCGTGGAACGCCGCCCCGCCCATGGGCTTTTACATCCGCCCGGGGACGAACGGCAAGCCCCGCCTTTACAAGTGGCGCAAGATGGAGCGCAACGTCACTACTCGAGAGTGGCTCAACCGCGGCGCTCTGAACATGGCGGGTGTAGGGCCCAAGGTTGTGAAGGCCTACGCCAACGCTGGGGTGCCCATTCCGCGCGCGACCCTGAACGCCTTTATCCGCGCAGGCCACCCTCTTGCGAACGGTGCGAAGAAGGCGGTTGCAGGACCCAAGAACCGCCGGGCGCCTTCTTGGAACGCCACTAAAGAGGGATTTTACGTGCGTCCTGGCCCGGGCAAGCAGCCCTACTGGTTCGCCGTACCGGCTGGAATTGCAGCGGGCCGCAAGACGGTCATCAAGGCTTACACAGATGCTGGTCGCAACATCCCTGCGTCTGTCCGCGCCATATTCAAGATTGGAAATAACGTCAACGCGTTCAAACCGGGCCTGCAGCACGTCATCAAGATGGGCCTGAATAGCGTCCTGCGCATCAACAACCGCCAAGCGACCCGTCTGACCAAGGCTGAGCTCCTGGCCATCGCGCGCAATATGAACATCCCAGAGGCGAATGCTAAGATGGCGCCGGCCCGCCTGATCGGCCTAATTCAGAACAAGGCGGGTGTCACGACCAAGCTGAACCGGACGTACGATGTGTTGGTCAACGGCACCTTCTATACGTTCATGAACAATGGGCGTGTAGAAAAGACGACGGGTGAGGGGGTCCAAACGCGCCGCGCATGGGCGACTATTCCGGCGGCCGAACAGAACAAGATCGCCAAGAAGCTCTTGCCTGTGAATTTGCACACAGAATACAACGCCACGGCAAAGGCTAACCGGTTCAACACCCTCCGGGCCCACGTGGCGGGTAAAAAGCCGGCCAAGGCGCCGAGTCCTCCACGGCCTCGGGTCGCAACGCCCTCACCGAGCCCTTCCAATTCCAACTCTAACATGGCTCGCGAGTTCGAGTACGCTGTACTGCTTTCACAGAACCTCGGTAATCTCTACCGTAATGGAAATGAGGCAATTTTTCTCAAGTCTTACGGCAAGTTGCCTGTGGGTGCGCGCGGCAAGCCTCTCAAGGCTAATGTGAACCGGACATACAAGAAGTTCGTCAAGGAGACGAAGAGCATGCGCGCCAACGAGCCATCCAAGGCGCGCTACGTGTCGAGAATTCAGATTCCAAATTGGCTACCGGCCAACAAGGTCCAGCGTTATAAGAACTTGGTGACGAACCTGGCCTTCCAGAAGCCCAAGCCCAAGGTGGCGAATATGAAGGTGGCTATAAAGGCATGGCTAGCGGCCGAAGTCCCTCGGAGTCCCGAACGCGCGGCACGCACCGTCGAGAATGCAATCACGGGTAAGATTAGACATATTCCAGCCTACGTTCCCAAGGCTCGCAAGACGCCCAATATCCCCAAGAGATCTCCACCCCCGAAGAAGAGCCCCAAACCCAAGAAGTACAATGCTGCCAAGAGCCCCAGACTCCAGAAGGAGTATGCCCTTCCAGCCAATAAGACGGGCCTGGCGAACCTGAATAACGCTCTGGCTAATATAGGGCTACCGACCGGTCCACTGAATACATATACGTGGGCAGGTCTGGCGCGCGCTGGTCTAGACCCCAAGTTCCGCAACGTCTGGCTCAACAAGGTGGCCAAGAACTAGATGCACTTGAGAAGGTCGAAGATTTTGTAAAGTAAATTGTACATGGTGTCCTGATCGTTGACCAGTTCGGGCTTGATAATTTCAAGTTCAATTTGGTAAGTCGTGTCCTCGTCCGAGTCGGGATCGTCCGGGTTCCCCTTCACGATGGACATATCGATTGAGAGATTCTTGCGAACAAAAGACCAACGCTCCTTGGTCTTTTGCTCCGTGCTCGTCTCTTCACCATCGTACTCGAACGGCTCCTCAGTCGAAACACCTAGACGCACATCGAGCGACTTGCCGTCGAGCACAAAGTCGTCCACCCGGACGCGCTTCTTGATATGGCCAACCTGCTCGTCCGTCTCGTCATCGACCGTGAGACGCTTGGACCCCGCAAAGTAGTAAACGGTCGACTTGGCGTGCTTTGTCTGTTCCCAACCGTCGTAACTCTCGAGGGACCGCAGGACCTTCTTGAATGCCACCTGGCCCACGTTGGTGTCAAAGCCCCCACGGGCCGAACGGCCGAACCGGATCTCAATCTCGGTCCCAGGGTTGTTCTTGTGCGCATTGATGATCGGCGCCCACTTGGCGTAAATCGGGTGAGCCTCCATTTTTGATTTAGAGATTACACGAGCCTTTCCTCTAAGAGGATGCGCGGTTTGATTAACCTGGGCAACACGTGCTACTTCAACACCGCGGTCCAGTGTCTGGCTCATGTCCCCCCCTTGAGTAAGTTTCTGTTCGAGGCGGACCCTTACGACGGGCCGTGTGACCTGACGCGAGAGTACCAGAAGGTCGCTCGGAAACTGTTTATGAAAGATTTGACTGATCCTGTAGATCCACGGGACCTCCTAGGCGCCTTCAGGACACGTTTTCCTGCATTCACAGGCGGATCCCAGCATGACGCCCAAGAGGTCATAGTACTTCTGATCGATGTATTTGAGAAATCAATTGGTCAGAAGTTCATCCGGTCGATCTTCAACGGTCAGGAGTGTCAAGAGACTGTCTACCCAGGTGGCGTCTCAAAAAAGACGAACGAATTTGTAACCTTAATTCTGAACCCCACGGAATCCACGAACCTCCCTAAATTGCTTGAAGAAAAGAACAAGTACGTCGGGATCGAAGGGTACGTGGACGACGGCGGAAAGCGGCACCACGTCGCGGCGGTCCGGACGGTCGTGACCCAATGGCCCCGTGTTTTCGGTGTGACGTTCTCTATGTATGATCACAAATTTCCAATTGAAATTCCTCGAGAGTTCGAGGGCCACAAGCTGTTTGCGGCTGTGATTCATCATGGGATTCAGTCAGGAGGGCACTACGCGCTACTCGTGAGACGATGGGACAAGTGGTACATCAAGGATGATGAAACGATTACTGAATTAAATGAGGTGCCTAAGTGCGCGCCGTTCTATATGGCCTGGTACCGCTCCTAAAACTCCGTCACGAGGATATTCTCTCGAATATTCACCAAAGTCCGGAAGTAAGTTCTCCGGTTGTTCGCATGCGTCTTGTCGGTCCGGATCTTCTCGACGAACCACCCAAGGTCTCCATAGCCACACTCGACTATGGTACCGTTGACCAGGTCTGGTCTTTTGTTCCGCGTGTGCAGCTCAGCCTCCTTGTAGGGCTCACCACGATCTTGTACAAAAAGCTCCTTCCCATTTTGCAAACAAAAATCGATCGTGATGCGCTCTCGGGGTTTCCACTTGAACATAGTCTCGTGAGTGCCCATGCGGATAGGCTCTTCTTTGGGGGTGAAAACCAGACCGTCCGTCTCGTACTCGAACGAATTTAGATCAGGAATTGGTGATCCCAAGTCGATCATAGTCTTGACTCGAACCTCGAATGGGGCGGCGGCAGTCTTGATGATGCCCTTGATGATCGCCCGGGCTTTTTCGAGTCGCTGATTCAAAGGTGCCCTCATGAGGTCCTCACCCTTGACCCGGACCGCGTCGTAGACCATGAACAGCACCTTGCCCGACTTGGCCTTTACGAGTTCCCCGTCGAGCAATGTGTCCTTTGGAATCCTGATCTTCACGGGCTCCACGTTGAATGCGCGATTCACCAGGGCCACTATGCCCTCTGGGGTGCTCACAAGCAGGTGGCGCACGCCGTCAGTCTTTTCACACACCAAGTAGGGTTGGCGTTTGAGGAGACAGAAATGCCGACGCTCGATCGACACGGGTTGGGGTCCGGGAAAGCGGCTCACGTCAGAGGATCCCCACGAATCCTGAATGAACCGCTCTACCATTTTTGATTAAGTGTGTCCAATCTCTAAGGGGCCAGTTCAACACCAGAAGCCTCGAGGATGTTTCCAAAGCATTCATGTACAAAGTGACAGATCACCGTTGCCTCGGACGCGACACCAATTTTTAGGTCCAGACTCATGAGGCGGGAAAACATAGCCTCATTATCAGTCAAGGGAAGGACCACGTTCGTCTTGCCGCCGCGAAGCTTCTTGTCGACCGGCTTGGCGTCCATGACCCACACGCGCGCGGATGTCTTGGCGCACTCGTAAATACCATCGGTGAGTTTGCGGCCAACCTCGGTATCGAATGCGAGACCACGCTGATGGGCCGGCTCTGTCGAACCAGCCTTGGTCTTCTGTGCAAACTGATCCCAGTTGATGCCCTCCTTGACCGACGGAAAGACGAGGACCGACGTGCCCTTGGGCATGGGCTCGAAAACCTTCGGCAGAATTTCATTATTTAGATTAGTTCCGTACTCCATCCAGAAGATGCGCTCACCAGTCTTGATCAGCTTGGGCAAGCTCGATTTGTCGTCCACGAAGTGAATCTCAAGATGGATGCCGCGCTGCATGCATTGGACGTGAATATTCATCATCGTGTGGAGGGTCGTGGCGACGATGGCCTTGTTGCGGGTCTCCGCCACAAGATGGATCACGGTGGCCATTGATAAACTATTGACTAAGATCCTTAAGTCGAACTGGCGGCCTTGATCCGCTCCTCCAACGCGCCGAAGAACCGAATGTTGCCGATGTGACCCAGGGTAGTCATGCAATCGGCGAAGATTTGGCCGTCCATCATCTGCCAACGACGACAAAAGGCGTAGTCCTCCGACAGGTACCTGCGTGATACCGGATCGATCATACAGTCGAATACGGCATGGTACGTGTCCAGATCCTTGTTCTGGTGGTCGTTGACGCACAGAAGTTCCGGGTACCGCTCGTGCATCTTCGTGAACACGTCACGCTTGATGAGCATGAATCCGGTCGGGCCGTCCAGCACCTCTGCGAAGCCGTCACGGATTGGGGTATTGGCCGCCTTGAAGTTCATTACTAGAGAGGCAGAGACGCGGGCCAGGTCCTTGCGACCTGCGCCCGACTTGACGTACGCCTCGGCCTGGTCCCACATCACGCACTTCTTGGGGTAGCACGCGACCGACACTTCATGGTCCGCCTTCAAGAGACGAATGACCGATTCGGGGTCGAAATGGACGTCGGCATCTATGAACAAGAAATGAGTCGCCTGAGGGCACTTCTGGTAAAAGCGGGCAACGGCGAGATTGCGGGCCCGGTGGACCAGCGACTCGTTCTCGGTCGTGTCGAGCATCATCTGGATGCCGTTCGAGGCACACGTGCGCTGGAGACGAAGCATAGACTCGGCGTAAGCCTGGAGACACATACCTCCGTAGCATGGGGTGCTGACGAATAGAACGATCATTCAATTACAATAGCCCCGATTCCTTAACTAGCGTCTCAATCTTCCCTAATGTAGGTACGGACACGTCGCAAATTCTGCAAATCTCCGCCTTGTTCGGTTTGAGGCCCTCGAGGGACAACACGTAGAAGATGACCGCGCACGCCACCGCCTTGGGCGTCCGCCCCATGAGCTCCACACACTCGTCGAGCGCATGGCACCCCTTGACGATCTTCATCTTGATGCGGCCGCGCGAACCTTCAGGGACGCAAGCGATTTCATTGAAGAAGCGCGCAATCAGGTCTCCCGGGGTCGTGACGTGCACCTTCTTGTCCGGAACCTGCTCTTGAAAAATCTCCGTCGTCCGTGAAAGGTCACGGGGCGGGATGCCGAACGCGTCCGCAATCTCCTTGGTCGTGCGCGCCACCCCAAACTCCCTGCAAGCCTGAAAGATGCAGTTGGCCTTGATGCCGTTGCGGACCGCGCCTCGAGTCAAGACGGCTTCGTTGAACGCCTTGTACTTGATTTTGGCCTGATACAGGACCGCCTCAGGCAAGTTTAGAATCTGCTTGCCCACCTTGTCGAGTGATAGGTACGCGTGGAAAAGCGCCCTGTCCCGGTGATTCATGGTGGAGTGCTGGTGGATTCGCGCCATGCGCATCTGTTTGTACGTGCTGGGCGAGTTGGGACCTCGCCACGCAGGCACGCGGATGAGCGTCCCTTGGCCCCAGGCGGCCGAGAAGTGATCGGTATTTACCGGGGCGCCAATACGCGACGGGTCCGACGCGACGCCCGACTCGTCAAGACCAGAACGCCATTCGGGTTCGTCCGACACGTACGAGTCATCGACCTTCCCACAATCCGTACAGACTGGTAGGTCGTCGTATACGTCATACGATTTGCGACCTCCGCAGACATTGCAGTGGTACTCGGCCAGTTTGTCGATGGCGGGGCATGGGGGGGCCTCGGCCCGAATCAAATCGAATGCTGCCCAAGCGGCTTGTTCGAGTTCCATTTAACTTAAACTAAGGTCAGGGTGCGGCACCCTGGCCTGAAGAAAACATGTTTTCTTTGTAATGGCTACCGTCGCGCCCGTCGTTGATCACGTGAAGCGTTCGACTATCCAGGACCTGGCGTCCAAGTCACCGTTCAATCTCTTTAACGTGGCGGCAGTGGTGGCCATCATGGTCATTGGCTATTTCCTGTACAAGAAGTTCAACAAGAAGTTCGCCCAGGGTGCCATCCGTATGCCGCCCCGGCCCGCGTCTCAGGAGACTGCCCCCGTGGTAGTCGAAGCGACGGGTGACGAGAGTGAGGAGGTCCAGGACTCGAACAAAGAGGACTAGAGACCAGGAGTCGCCGAGCGACTCTCGACTCGGTCTCAAACCCACAGCTCATCCACCACGCCCCACTTGAGGCAGCGCTTCGAATCCATATATACGTCGTGCCTGAGGATCTTCTTGAGCTTACTCTCAGGGACGTTCGTCTCTTCAAGATAAATTTTGCGAAATCTCTCCATAAATTTCTCAAGGTTCCCCATTTGGTCCTTGAAATCCTCAAACTTCCCCCACTGCCCGTCCATATTGAGTTGATGAATCAATACGTACGAGTTAGGAGTCATATACCGGGTCCGACCACCCAAAAGGATGAAAGTCGCCGCCGAGGCGCACACACCATCAGCGATCGTCCGGATCTTCACCGTACGGGAGAGTTTCGTCAGACAGTCCATTGCGCTCATACCCGAGTGGAAATCGCCGCCATCAGACCGGATGAAGATGCGAATCTCAGGCTTGACGTGATCGAGTCCAAGATCGATGTGCTTGTGGCGGAGGTCCTGGGCCAGCTTTTTCACTTTCAAATTGAGGTCTAGGACCGACTCCTCTGAAACCTCACAGTGAAAGTAAATGTCTGACCCTTGTACCTTCACGAACTCGAACTCTGGTTCTGGCTCAGCCATTTCTTGATTGTAATGAGGGTCTTGGGCTTTAACTTGCGCAGAGGGCTCAGGTGACTCATCACGTCGACGTCCTGCGGCTGGATCCCGTACTCTCGCAGGAGTTCGTAATCACCCGCCTCCGCCTTGGTCCTCAGAAGCAGGAGGGCGTCTACGTCCAGATCGAGTCGTGGGACCCTATGGGACATAGCCTTGATTTTCTTATTTCGCATGCAAATATTTTGATATTTAGTCCAGGTCGATCCTGGTTTGAGCGGTGACTTGAGTGTGTGACCTATGGCGACCGCTGGTAGAATACACCCCAGTAGGTTAAAGTAAGGGAGCAGATCCCATGAACCCGAAAAGACCGAGTCCTCGATGACGTCAGCCTGGCTAAAGTAGTCGGCAATCAGGGCAAAGTCTAACTTCTTGGGACCGTCTATGTAATTTGCATTCAAAATTGAGGCCATGTTTCCAGGTTCACACACCGGATGACCTATAAATTTTACAGGGTTGACTTTTGAGTACATGGTGACCAGACTGCTCACGAATTCTCGGGGAGAATTGAAGTCGTCTCGTCTGTCCGAGTTGAACTCGAGAGACATGAATACCCGCCTCAGGTCCCCCTTGGAAGCGTGAATATTCTCATCGGTCGCCCCAGGACACAGAACCTTAATCTCCTCAAAAGTCTTTGTGGGAAATTCATGGACCTCAATTTCAAAATCAAATTTAGGAACAACCTGTGAGGTGACTATGAACTGACCCATAGTGGGAACCTCGGTCAGGTCCCGAAGTCCGACCAGGTCACTCAAGGTTTCGTACTCGTCCAAGAGTATAGGAATATTTGTTCCTCGAATTTTCTCCAGAAATTCATTCGTGTCTTGGCGGCACCTCAGAATTTCAGATGTTAATTCGACAAGGTTGGGTCCAAGGGCCTTGTGGGCTGCCCATGTCTTGCCTATGCCCGACTTGCCCACGAGACACACGACCCTCGGGAAATCATTCTCATATTTTTGTGCGTTCTTCGTAAGGTATCTATCCATGTCAGAGAGTGGTGATGAGTCTGAAGAGACTCTTACGAAGCAGGTGCTAAATATGATCCTCGAAAATCACGCACTTCGGGACAGCGTGTCGCCTTACCTTACTGGTTACCTTGTGTTTAACGTCTTGATCTTGATACTTTTGATTTATATCTCCGTGAAAATTAGCCTGAAATGACCACCGGTCCGGTCCGTGTCCGCCGGGCTACCAATGGCGTCCACAAATTCATGGCCCAGTTCCCAGACGGGGGGGCGACCGTCAAGTTCGGCCGCAAAGGCTACTCCGACTTTACGATCCACAAGGACCCTATGCGTATGAAGCGGTACTTGACCAGGCACCGCTCCAGGGAGAACTGGACGCGCTCAGGTGCCAAGACGGCGGGGTTTTGGTCGCGTTGGCTCCTATGGTCCGAGCCAAACTTTCAGGCGGCCCTACGCAGGACCCAGAAGATTTTGGGACGGAAAATAGTCTATACCAAGTAGTAGATGTGGCAAGTTTTCGGTATAGTAGGCTTGGTTCTGCTGGTCGCAGCCATCGTGATGGCCGTTTTCGCCGCAAAGGAAAAGAAGGCTGAAACACCAAACAGAGGAAAGCTGATAGGTTTGATAATCGGCGCCATCGTTACTGGGCTTTTGGGCCTGGCTGCCCTGGCCGCGGCATTTAAAAACAAATCAGGTGCAGAAAGCGAGGAGACGGTCGCGAATCAGGAGCTATCAGCGGCTCAGGCGGCTGCGGCTGCGGCGGAGGCCAAGGTTGAAAACGCCAAAGAACTCGCCCTTGCTGGAAATGCGGCTGGTGCGGCAAAACTCGTAGCCGAAGCGAGAAACCTCGAGGCTACTGCGGCGGCAAACGTCTCGGCTGCTGAATTAGCCGCCACCCAGGAGGTGGCTTCTGCAGTTCCGGAGGCCCAGGCGGCTCTCGAGGCGGCGCAGGCGGCCAGAGCGGCCGCCGAGGCGAACGCGGCCAAAGCGCTGGCGTCCAAGGCGGCGACCGAAGTGGCGAATGCTACAGCTGCCCAGACGAAGGCTCGGGCGAATGCCGTCAGTAAAACGGCTGTAAATGCGGCGGCGCTCGGTAAGAAGATTGAGGCGAATGCAGCGTCTGCCGCCAATCGGGCGGCTAAAGTATCCACGGCCGCTGCAGCAGCGGCTGCATTGGCTTAAAATCAATAAACCATTTATTCATAATGATCATCGGGCTCGTGGGCCGGGCCCGGTCCGGGAAGGACACGGCGGCTCGTGCTCTCGCACCCGAATACACAATTAAACGACTCGCTCAACCCGTAAAGGACGCATGCAAGGCCCTTTACGGATGGACTGATTACGCAATGGAATCTGACGCCAAGGAGGTCGTGCACGATTTCTGGGGCACTTCGCCCCGGCAGACTATGGTGCATCTTACGCAAAAACTCAAGGACCATATGGGTCACGATTTTTTCACCCGTAGATTCTTCGCCGAGTGGGATGGTCAGACGCCGATCGTCATCCCTGACGTCAGGTACGCACCCGATGTCGAGGAGATTCACAGACGTGGAGGAGTCACGATCAAAATCATCCGACCTGGTGTGCATCTTCACGAATTTGAAAGTGAAATTCCTCTGCTCAAAACGACATGGACTATTGAGAATACGGGGACAGAGGAGGATTTACAACGAAAAATAAAAGAGGTGCTTAAATTAAAGGCATGATTTCGCCACCGATGCTTCCGGCTATGATCTCGGCCCTGTCCGGGCTCGTGCTTCTGCTCTTGATGGTGGTCACATCTACGACCTGGGTTGCGGCGACTGAGGAACAGAAGGCCAAAGCCCAGGGCGCGATAAAGTACGTAGCGGGTGTTTTTGCGTTGGCCACGGCGGTGAACCTTTTTTATCAGTTTAGTCCGGACCAGTCTAAGAAGACGGTGGTTCAGACCGCTAGCACGGCCATCTAATTCTTCTCCAAAATTCGCTTCACGATCAGAACAAGCATGACGAGCTGTAGGACCGAAGAGGCCATACGGGCCCGGATGCTCTTAGGGACTATGTCTCCATAGCCAGTCGACGTCGATGTGGTCACGGTGAAGTACAGTAGGGCCGAAAAGCGCTCTTTGGGGTCCTTGGGCAAGTTGCTAATGTCATCATCGGTGGCCCAAGAGTAAAGGAACACAGCAAAGGCGAAATTCAAGGCCAGCAAAATGGCCACAAGCTTGATCATTTGTATTTACTTTTGAAATTAACTCAGGTCGACCGTCGGGGACTGCCCGGAAGCCTGTGAGCTCACGGCGGCCGAGAGGCGCGTGAACGCCTCGGGTGTCCGGTTGCCGTCGTAGTTCATGGTGCAGCCGGGTGCGATACCGATCGATCCCGCCTCGCCGAACGCATCCTGGTTCGCACCCAGGTACGCAAAGGTCCAGCCCTCCTTGGTCTTGGCCTCGATCAAGTCCTTGATGTGGGCCTTGGTGAACTTGTGGCTTGAATTCTCGAGGCCGTCCGTGAGGATCACAACGGACGGGTTCGAAGTGCCCTTCCACTCCTTGACGAGGCGGCCGATCGCGTCCATGAGAGCAGTTGACCCGCGAGGCTTGTACGTCTCACGGGTCAGAGGCGTGACGTCATCGATCTTGGTGCACTCGCATGTGACCTGATACTCGTGATCGAACTGGATCAGGGTCAGGGTCCCACCCGTAGCCTTCTGATCAGCCAGAAAGGCGTTGAAACCACCGATGGTGTCGTCCCAGCAGGACTCCATAGAACCGGAAACGTCCAGAAGGAAGACCC